GATTATGCAGACAATGCACTTGAAGAACTAATTAACGGAACTACCACAACAAATGGAACTGTTGGTTTGGTTGTAGCAATGGAAATTCGCCCAGTTAACACTACAGTTAGCGCAAGCAATCCAAAATACACCTTCAACGCGCTTGTTTCAGAATGGCAGGCAGTTTCAGGTGCTGTGGGAGAACTAGCAACAGTTTCAGCAACTTGGCCTATTTCGGGTCCAATTGCAAAAGCAATTTCATAATCTACTAAGGGGGAAAAGATGGATGGATTAGCAATAAAAGTAAAGACAACTGATGGCAATGAGGTTAGTTACAAATTAACCCCTCGCATTATTGTTGCATTTGAACAAAACTTTGGTAAAGGTATGCCTCATCTTTTGGGGCAGGAACAAAAAGTTGAGCATATCTACTGGCTTGCTTGGAAATGCCAACAGATTGATGCTCAAAATAATGGTGGAACACCAGTAAAACTTTTTGGACCAGAGTATTTAGACTCAATCGTAAGTGCCGAACTGGATGCTGATAGTTCTTTCGAATCCACCGCAACAGCCTGACCTATACGGTTGCTGCGGTGGCCTGCGAAACTGGATGTAGTCCAAATGATTTGCTTGATGCGCCTGAAGGCATTTTTGAAGCAATGACGATTTACTTAAAGGAACGAGCTAAAGCCAATGGCTGATGAAGTAATTGTTTTTACTGGAATTAAAGAAACTATTGCAGACCTAAAAGAATTTGATAAGGATGCAGTAAGACGCTTTAACAAGGTTATCAATACTGAACTTGCTGGCGCTGAAAGAGATGCTCGTAATATTATTCAAGATCAACCACCGATGAGTGGCTGGAGTAAGTCAGATGCTGCCAAAGGCCGCGTTCGTGGTGGTAAAGGTTGGCCAGGTTGGAACGCTGGCGAAATCAAAAGCAAAATTACAAAGACAAAAGCCGAAGGCAAAGTTCGTGGCGATTATACAACCAGCGCTGGTGCTTTGCTTAACAAGTCTGCAGCAGGTTCAATCTTTGAAGTTGCTGGCCGTGTGGCATCGGGTACAAAGCGAATGACTGCCCAATCTTCAAGTGGGCAATTTCTGCGTACTCTTGGCAACAGATTTGGCAAGGCTTCGCGTGTAGTATGGCGCGTTGTAGATAAAGACAGAGACAAAATCCAAGCAAATGTAAATCGTGCTTTGGAACAGGCAAAAGCTGAATTACAGATACATTTGAACAGAGAGCGAGCATAGCAAATGGCAACAGGCGCAATTGTAGCCCGCATCCTCACGCAATATTCTGATAAAGGTTCAAAGGCTGCTCAAAAGGACATCAACAACTTAGGTAAAAGTTTTGATGCTTTTGGTCGCAAATCTGCAAAAGCATTTGGCGTTGCAGCGGCAGCAACTGCAGCGTTTGCCATTAAACTTGGCAAGGATGCTGTTCAGGGCGCAATGGAAGATCAAAAGCAACAAATTGCTTTGGCAACTGCCTTGCGCAATACAACAGGTGCAACCGATGAAGCTATTGCAGCAACTGTTACTTATCTTGACAAATTAGAATTATTGGTTGGTGTTGATAACAACCAATTGATTCCTTCCTTACAGATTTTGACTCAGGCAACCAAAGATGTAACTGTTGCTCAGCAATTGCAGGGCCTTGCACTAGATATTTCTGCAGGTTCAACAAAAGATTTAGGTACCGTTTCATTGGCACTTGCAAAGGCCATCGGTGGAAATGTTGACGCATTGAAAAAACTTGGTGTGCCTCTTGACAAAGATGCACTCAAGGCAAAGGACCTAGATGCAATTTTGAAACAACTTGCCGCAACATTTAAGGGGCAGGCAGAAAAACGCGCTCAAACTTTAGAGTTTAGATTGATTAAGTTGCAACTAGCTTTCAATCAAATCCTTGACAAATTAGGGTATGCCTTAATTCCAGTGCTTGAGAAATTTGCTGCTGTTGTTACAACTAAAATCTTGCCTGCAATTAACGAGTTTGTTGAAACTAATCAAACCAAACTGGTTGCTTCATTTACTCTTGCTGCTAACGCTGCAGTTGTCTTATTAACCGCTGCCATCAATTTTACTAACTGGATTTCAAATAATATGGGCTCGGTTAAAATTATGGCCATTTTAATCGCAGGTATGTTTGCAGTCAATGCTGGTGCAAAATTCATTTTGATGCTTCAAGGAATTACTGCAGCAATGGCAATCCTGCGAACAACTGCACTTGGAGCTGCAATTGCAACTGCCCTTGCAACAGGTGGCGTAAGCGTTGGAACTGCAGTTACTGCTCTTGCGGCAGTAGGTGCAACGGCACTTGTTACAAAGAACTTGTTTGACATCGTAAATGGCAAAGCCCCTGTTGCTGGAAAAAAGGGCATTAGCCCACGAGGAAACTCAAACAATATAGATTTTGGCACAACAATTGGTGGCACTGATGCACTTTCAGCGTTCCTTGCTGCACTCAATAAAAACACAACAGCCGTTAAAAAGAATACAAAAACCGAATTTGATATTGCAACAGAAAATGCTCGCAAAGAATTGGCAGCACGCCAAAAAGCGCTTTCAGGTGGTAGTTCAATTCCAGTTGGCGGTGGCAGCAAAGTTTATAGCACCCGCAATGCAGCAGGCGGCATCAATGTAATTGTCAATGCTGGCAATGTAGTTGGTTCAGCCGATGGACTCATTCAGGCAGTTCAGCTTGGCCTTCAAACAACAAGCCGCCGTAACGGTGGCGGTGGCGGTATGGGTGGCAATCGCTATGCAACGCAGGTTACAGTCTAATGCCAGCATTTGATGGAGTTACTTCACCAAGTATTGCGGTGCAGTTTCTTAAAAGTGGAACTTGGACTTCGGTAACAATTTCTGATGTTGTGCAGATTGATTTTCGCCGTGGTCGTGAGCGTGCTGATCTACGCGATGAGGCTGGTTTTGCAAGCATAATTTTTAACAATGAATCAGGTTATTACGACCCTGATAACACAAGCGCATCTAGCCCGTGGGTTGTCAGTGGCAACAGCATCTTGCGTGATGGCTTACAAATGCGCATTGTGGCTACTTGGAACTCAACGGCCTACCCATTGTTCTACGGATTTCTTGAAAACAACTTTACTAATCAAGGCTTCTTGCCCAATGTGACAATGACTTTCTACGATGGCATTGGCTTTATTGCCGATGGCTTCGCGCCAGCACTGCCAATTGCCGCCAACTCTGAAACAGCAGCAAGTCGCGCTGGTCGGATGTTGACTATTGCAGGTTGGCCAAGCGGTGCAAGCCGATCATTAACTGGCGCAGTCACAATGCTTGCAACTACACAAAACCGTGGATGTATGGAAGCGGTTACAGAGTGCGTTGATGCTATTGCTGGCCGTTTCTATATCTCAAAATCAAATGTGGCTACTTTGGTGCCATTATCTGACAAGTTCAGCCGCCCAACTCAATTGCTTTTTAGCGATTCAAGCGCAAGTAACACAGTTGCCTATTCAGATTTAATTACAAACCCAGGCACAAAGTATGTGGTTAATGAGGCAATCATTATGCGTGGCTATAACAACCAAATTACCTCAACATACAATCCAAGTGTTACTGCCTATGGCGTGGTCAAAAAAGAAATCTTTGCACCAGTTAATACAGATACTAATGCTACCAATCTAGCCTTGTATGAATCACGCAAACTAGCCTTGCCTGATACCTATATTGAGCGCATTGATTTCAACGGTTTAGTAGTTGCTCAAAACGGGCTTCTTTATCCTGATTTCTTATCAACAGAATTAGCCGATCAGGTCAGCGTTCAGCGTACAACCTATGATGGTCGTTCTTTGCAGTGGAACCTTGTGGTTGAAGGTATGAAGCACACAATTACACAAAGCAACTGGAACATTTCGTTTAACACATCCGACATTAACCCTTACAGCATTACAATTTAGGGGGAGCGATGCCACTTTGCCCGCAAATCACTAACACGCCAGTTACCGTTGTTCAAAATGCTGACTTCACAGTTTCTAGCGTTTTGCCTGTAGTTGCTGCAACCACAACACAATTAGCCGCCACCAATGCAGAGGTGGCAGCAGCCGCCGCAGCAGCCGCAGCCGCCGCCTCTGCTGCCGCAGCCGCACAAACTGCTGCCAGCGCAGCTCTTGCAGAGGCGGGAACTGCTTACACTACAGCGGTCAATTCGCTTCAAGCTAGTGCGTACGCAATTCAAAACCCAACTACAAAGCAACTAACTGCCATTGATGCGACAGGTTTAACCGTTTATTCAGGTGCATCTTCAACGACTGGTTCTCGCGTGGTTCTTAATTCTCTTGGGCTTGCCGCTTACGGTCCAGGAAATTCATATACCATTTCAAACGCTGTTGGCAATGGAACAACTGTTACATACACAGCAAGTGGTCATAACTTTGCTGTTGGCTCAAGCGTAACCGTTAGTGATTTGGCACCTGCTGGGTATAACGGAACATTTTTAGTTACTGCCATTGCAGGAAGTTCGACATTTACTGTAGCCAATACAACAACTGCAACGCTTACTGATGCAAGTGGTATTGCTTTTGGTCCAGGCAGATCGGTTAACATAACAAATGCAGTAGGTAACGGCTCAAGTGTTACATATACTGCAAGTAATCACGGCTACAGTGTTGGAACAAGCGTAAATGTTAGCGGATTAGCACCTGATGGCTATAACGGAACATTTCTCATTACCTCAGTCGTTGCTGGTTCCACATTTACTGTAAGCAATGGAACAACTGCAACACTTACTGATGCAAGTGGTGTAGCTCAAACGCCAACTTTGGCTATTAGCGCCACAACTGGTAATGCAGTCTTTCAAGGCAGCGTTACTGGTTCAACAATAATCGGTGGAACGCTTAACATTGCGGGCAAGGCAGTTATTGATTCAACTGGCCTTTTGACTGCAACAGGTGCCACAATTACAGGCACAATTAATGCACAATCAGGTTTCTTTGGAATTGGCTCAAATGGTTGGTCAATAAGCACGACTGGCCTTGTTAGCACTAATTCAGCAACTATTGTTGGTGGGGCAATATCAGGAACATCAATCACAACAAATAGCGGAACAATTGCAGGTTGGTCACTAACTACGGACTCTCTTACCAATGTTGGCGCAGATACATTTTTGTTTTCAAATCCTGGCAGTGATGGCGTTGCCTATTCAACCATTGGTCGCGGAATTATGCGCCGTTTGCTACTTAACGGTGCATCAGGAACAACATTAGGAACTGCAACACTGGCAGTTGGTGGCGATACGGTCATTGATGGCACTATTGTTTCAGGTGGCACAATTACATCAAGGTCTGGTTTAGTTGTTGATACTTCAGTGACATTTGGAATAACTAATCAATTCCTGTATTTATCTAGCAGTGGAACATTGCGTTCGGCTTTTACCTACGGCAAAGCCGTTACTGGCCGTTCTATGCAAATTAACAGTGCAGGTGATTTTGGAACAACTGCATCAACATTGCGCAAAAAACACGATGTGGAACCTTATGCAATAGATTCTAGCAAATTATTGCAATTGCAAACTAAAACTTTTAAGTATTTGCCTGAAATTGATGACAAGCAAGAACAACAGTATGGATTTATTGCCGAAGAAGCTGAAGCATTAGGCTTATTGCCATTGATTCTGTATAACGAAGAAGGCCAAGTTGATTACTTTGCTTACGAAAAATTGCCTATCTTTTTGCTACAACTGGCACAAGAACAAGAAGCACGAATCCAAGCACTAGAGGGGGAATAAATGGAACAAGAGATAGACATTCAAGAAGTCTTAAAAAATATGCGTGAAACCATCGGCGTACTTGCCCAGGAAAACGCAGTTCTTAAAGCACAAATCACATCACTTAACTCATAACGGGAGAACCGCGCAAATGACACCAGCAAACTGGGCAGGCTTAATTGTTTCTATCATTGCAATCGTAAGTGGATTTGCAGGGGCAGTTAGATGGCTTGTAAAGCACTATTTGAACGAACTCAAGCCCAACGGTGGCAGCAGTCTCAAAGATGCGGTTAATCGCCTTGAAACGCAAATGGAAATTGTCTTAGACCTATTGGGGAAAAAATGAAATTAGTAAAGAAAGCAACACCAGCGGCAGTGGCAGTGCTACGCCAAGCCACCGCCCTGAAGCCAATGCGCAAGAAGGCATCAGATGGGTTATTGCCATCGGCTGCCCATCAGGTTCAAAGCCCGAATTCAGATCACAATACAGGTTTGGCCGTTGACCTTACCCACGACCCTAAACACGGTATTGATTGCGCTGACATCTTCGAAAAGCTAAAAGAAGATAAGCGAGTAGATTACTTAATTTTCAGCGGTTTTATTTGGTCAAAGGAAAAGGCCAAGCAAGGCAACCGCAAATACACGGGTTCAAACCAGCACCATAAGCACCTTCACATTTCAATCAAAGAAGAATTTGCCAATGACACTTCACCGTGGTTTTGGTGGATGAAAAAGCCAAGCATTGTTACGCAGGTTGGTGCTAAAATGGTTCCAGTTCCTGCAAAAAAAGCAAACTAATACCGATTTGTGCCTGTTTTACAATTTACAGGTCAAAACAACAAGGGAGTCACATAATGGAACAATTTAAGCAAATCTCACTTTCTTGGTTTCGCGCAGCAGCAGCGGCAGCAATTGCCCTTTATCTTGCAGGCGAGACTAATTTAGAAACTCTTGGAATGGCTGCCATCGCTGGCGCTGCTGGTCCAATCCTAAAATGGCTGGATGCTTCAGCAACAGATTTTGGCAAAGGCTCAAAGTAATCCACCCTTAAATTTTGGAGTAAATAAATGGCAGGTGAGTACAACTTCACAATCGAGCAAGGCGCAACTTTCAATCTCCTTATGACTTGGAGAATTGATAATGTTGCAGTTAACCTAACTGGTTATACTGCCCGCCTACAAGCACGCATTGATGTTGATGAAACTGACACAATCCTTTCACTTACAACAGGTGCTGGCATTACTCTTGGCGGTGCCGCTGGCACAATCAGCCTAGATCAAACCGCAACACAAACTGCCGTGTTGCCAAAGGGTGAGTATGTTTATGACTTAGAGCTACAATCAAGCGGTGGCATTGTCACCCGCTTGCTACAAGGTGAACTTAACATTTCTGCAGAGGTGACTCGATAATGGCCACAAGCGTTGTAACAATTAACACTGAAGATATTGATGTCACTATTTCTAATGCACAAGGCCCACAAGGTCCATCGGGGCCTGCAGGTGCTACTGGTCCAGTAGGTGCTACAGGTGTTACTGGTCCAATTGGTGTTACAGGTCCGATAGGTGTTACAGGTCCGATAGGTGCAACAGGTCCTATTGGCGTTACTGGTCCAATCGGTGTTACGGGTCCAGTTGGTCCAACAGGTTCAACAGGTCCAATCGGGGCTACGGGTGAACAAGGAATTCAAGGAATTCAAGGTGAAGTTGGTGTTACTGGTCCAATCGGTGCTACTGGCCCCGTAGGTGCTACAGGTGCCGTAGGTGTTACTGGCCCAATCGGTGTTACTGGTCCAATCGGTGTTACTGGCCCAATTGGAGCTACAGGTCCAGTTGGAGCTACAGGTCCACAAGGAATTCAAGGCGAAGTTGGCCCAACAGGTCCAACAGGTTCTACAGGTCCAACAGGTGCTGATTCAATCGTTCCTGGACCAACAGGTGTTACAGGTCCAATTGGTGCTACTGGTGCTACTGGCCCTATCGGTGCAACGGGTGTTAGCGGTCCAACGGGTGCTACTGGTGCTACTGGTCCTCAAGGCTACACAACTGGCCGTTACTATTATTTTAACGAATCAATTACTGAACTTGCTGGATTTAAGCAATTAGGTACTGAACCAACAACTGCTGCAATGGCAACTGTCACAAACTCTGTTGCTGGCAACTCAACTGAACTGATGCAGCAATACATCAGCGAGCCATTTGGTTTTACGCTTATCCCTGCAGGCGTTCAGCGTTTTTCAGTATTCTTTTCAAAGCCAACAAACGGTTCAGATGTTTATGCTTTTGCGCGCTTGAAGTTAGCAAATAATGCAGGAACTGTTCTTGCCACAATTGGCGATACAGATGCAACTTTAATTCCTTACGATGGCGCAAATCCAATGCTTACTCAGCTTGAGATTGTGTTGCCAAGTTCGGCAGTATCTGCAACAGATCGTATGATTGTTGAATTATATAATCGCAATGATGATAGCGTTGCTCGAAGCATTAACTTTTACACTGAAGGCTCACAACATTATTCTTATGTAATTACCTCACTGCAAGCCGTTGAAGGCCCTGTCGGCCCAACTGGCCCAACTGGTGCTACTGGACCAATTGGTGCTACAGGCGTTACAGGTCCAACTGGACCTATCGGTGCTACAGGTGCATCAGGTGCAGACTCAACTGTTCCTGGCCCTACTGGTCCAACTGGTGTAATTGGTGCAACTGGACCTGTTGGTGCTACTGGTACGGCTGGCGCAGTTGGCGCTACGGGTGCCACTGGCCCAATCGGTGCCACTGGCGCACAAGGGCCTGCAGGCATTGATGGTGCCACTGGCCCATCAGGTGCTGCAGGTGCTACTGGACCTGTTGGAGCCACTGGGCCACAAGGAATTCAAGGTGAACAAGGTTTAGTTGGTGTCACTGGACCGATAGGTGCTACTGGACCCGTTGGTGCTACTGGACCGCAGGGAGTAACTGGAGATGTTGGACCTACTGGTGTTGTTGGTGCCACTGGCGCTGTTGGCGCTACTGGTCCTATTGGAGCAACTGGACCGATAGGTGCTACTGGACCTGCTGGTGTTGATGGCGCTACGGGTGCTACTGGACCTGTTGGTGCTACTGGACCTGAAGGTGCCACTGGACCTGCTGGAGCTACAGGCCCCGCAGGAGCCACGGGCGTTACTGGACCAGTCGGTGCTACTGGTGCTACAGGTGCCAGCGGCGCTGCAGGTGCCGCTGCTGCTGTTTCATACTCATACAGTGCCACCGCTGGACAAACAACATTTAGCGGCAGCGATCTAAACTCACTGACTCTTGCTTACACAGTAGGTGCTGAGCAGGTATACCTCAACGGTGTGCTTCTTGTACGCACTACCGACTACACCGCTACCAATGGCACATCGGTTGTGTTGGCATCGGGTGCAACACTAAGCGACACTTTGGTTGTAGTTGCCTATGGCGCTTTCAATGTGGCCAATACCTACACAATTGCACAAGCCGATGCAGCATTTATTCCTGATGCAATCGTTGATGCAAAGGGTGACTTAATTGCTGCTACTGCTGCAGATACTGTTGCAAGATTAGCAATAGGCAATAATGGTGAAACTCTCGTAGCAGATTCAACAACTGCGACAGGGTTAAAGTACGGCAGACCTACATCTCTTGGTTGCTATTTATACAAAACCAATCAAACTATTGCTACTGCTGCACAAACCGCTATAACTTTTGAATATGAAGTTTTTGACACAAGTTCGTTTCACGATAATTCAACAAATATTTCTAGAATTACAATTCCAGCAGGCTTGGGAGGAAAATATTTATTCAATTGTCAATGGGCATTTGGCGCAAGTGCAATTGGTCAACGAGTAGGTTATTTGGTTAAAAATGGATCAGGAATAGATAACTTGCAAGTTGAAGGAGGATACGCCTCATTTCAATCAAATGTTGGTTATTCAGTAGTGTTGTCTTTAAGTGCTGGGGATTATGTAGAGATGCACGCATACCAAGACACAGGCGGTAATTTGTCAGTCTTAGGAACTACACAGTTTTACACAAGTTTTCAAGCAATTTATTTAGGAGCATAAGATGAGTATTTATGAAACAATAATTGCAACATATACAGAATTAACTGCTGAAGATTTTCTTCCACATAGCGGTTCAATTTTGCTTGCAGATGACGGTGATGGAATTGTTTATCTTGCAAAATGGGAATACTCACAACCATTGCCTGAAGGATTGAAGGTAGGTAAATAATGACTAGATCAAGAGATACCGCCGATACACAAGACAACCTCGGCGGGGCGGTGGCACCGTTTGTTGCTGGGAAGAATCGCATCATAAATGGTGACTGTTTCTATAATCAAAGGGCTTTTTCAAGTCAAACTTTGTCAACAGAAGCCTCTGTTTATATTGTTGACAGATTTACTGGTGTGAATGTATTGAGTGGAAGTTCTACTTTCTCAGTGCAACAATTTACACCAGGAACTGCGCCAGTAGCAGGCTACGAAGCCAAGCAATATTTGCGTGCAGTTACAACTGGTCAAAGTTCAGGTTTCGCAGGAACAATCTTTGGACAAACAGTTGAAGATGTAAGAACTTTTGCAGGGCAAACAGTCACAGTTTCTTTTTGGGCAAAAGCCGCAAGCGGCACACCCAATGTGTCGTTTGAGTTCAGGCAAGTATTTGGAACGGGTGGTTCACCTTCGGCAACAGTTGAAAACGCTGGTGGTACTCAAAAGTTTGCAATAACAACATCTTGGGTTCGCTATTCTCGAACAATTACTTTGCCTTCAATAGCAGGCAAAACTTTTGGAACAGACAATAATTCAAAACTTGAATATAACATTTGGGTATCTGCTGGTTCTGCATTTGATAGTCGTACTGGTTCTCTTGGCATCCAAACAAATACTTTTGATTTATGGGGATTCCAGCTTGAGGCTGGGAATGTAATGACCCCATTCACCACCGCATCAGGCTCAATCGGCGGGGAGTTGGCATTGTGTCAGCGGTATTACTGGAAACCTACTGGGTACCAAATTTTTGGTACAGCACAAACAAACACAATTGTAGATTCAATTGTTCCTCTACCTTCAATGCGCGGGGGAGCAACCGCTCTTGATGTTTCATCTTTTATTTTGTATTACACAAACAATGGTGGGGCCACAAGTTATAGCGGTGGTACATTAGCGGTTGTGGCGGGAACAGGTAACTATGCAACCGTTCGCTATACGCACGGAAGCGCAGTTTTTACAGCAGGTCAAACTTGGCAAGTTGCTGCAACAATTGGGATTGGTGTGGAACTATAAATGGAAAATGTAATCTTTTTTAAAACTGAAACAATGGACGGTACCCAAACCCACGCCATCATTGACCGTGGCAACGGGGAATTTACCTCAATGCTAAAATCAACTTATGACGAGATGATTGCGGCACAAGCAAACCAACCAACGCTCTAAACACAGATTCGGGGGAATCAATGCGTTTTCATATCGTGGCATTGCCTCACACGCAGGTAACAAAAGAGTTTGCAGGGTGCGCCTTTACTGAAAAGGTGCGCCGCTTTTGCATAATGATGCACGACTTAGGCCACGAAGTATTCTTGTATGCAGGTGAAACCGTTGAGGCACCAGTCACCGAGCTAATCACCTGCGTTGCAGATAGTACGCGGGCGCAGGCGGTGGCAACTGTTGCCCACTACACGCAATTTCCGTTTCACGGTGCCTTGTGGGATGAGTTCAACGCCAATGCCATTGCTGGCATCGCCTCACGAATTGAAAAAGAAGATTTCATTTGCCTTATCGGCGGCAGCGCACAACAGCCAATTGCCGATGCCTTTCCAGCCCACACTGCGGTGGAGTTTGGCGTTGGCTACGGCGGCGTGTTTGCCAAGTTTCGAGTGTTCGAGTCTTATGCCTGGATGCACTCAATCTATGCAGGGTGGAAAAACCCGACAACTGCCGATGGCCAGTTCTACGATGCGGTGATTCCAGGGTATTTAGAACCTGAAATGTTCCCATTGGGAGATGGCAAGGGCGATGAAAACGGCGAGTATTACCTGTTCATTGGTCGTTTGATTGATCGCAAGGGATACAGAATTGCCCAAGAAGCCTGCCAAAGATTAGGCAAACGATTGATTTTGGCTGGTCCTGGTGAGCAATCAGGATACGGCGAGTTTGTAGGTTCAGTTGGACCTGAACAACGAGCTAAGTTGATGGGTGGAGCAATAGCAACATTTGCCCCTACCCTTTATGTTGAGCCATTTGGTAATGTGGTCATTGAATCACAGGCTTGTGGCACACCTACAATCACAACTGATTGGGGCGCTTTCACAGAGAATAACCCTGCAGGTTCAGGCTTTAGATGCCGTACTTTGCAAGAATTTATGCAGGCTGCTGAATCTGTCAAAGATTTAGACCGCGCCGCTATCCGTCAGCGTGCAGTTGACACCTACAACCTTGATACTATCGGCCTTCAATACGAGGCATACTTTAAGCGCCTTTTAACCCTTTGGGGCGATGGCTGGTATGAGATGGGGGATGAATGAACAGAGGCGAGATATTAGATCACGCAAAGCACCTTACTCACGGTGACAGAAATAAGAATTATGGAAAGCCGTTAACAAATCATCAACGCATTGCAGGCTTGTGGTCAATTTATTTAGAACAAGAGATTTCTCCATCTCAAGCTGCAATGTGCCTTGCACTTGTCAAAGTTGCTAGATTGATTGAATCACCTAATCATCTTGATAGTTTTGTAGATGGCGCTGCATATTTTTCAATTGCTGGCGAGATTGCCACAGATTAAACTTTAGGCGCAAAACGCCCCCATAGAAAAACCCCCTGCAGCCGTTCCTGCGGGGGGTTTTTCGTTTCCCAATTACTTAATATATTCGCGCAATGCTTGAATGATGATTGCAGTGGCGGTGGTGCCTTCTTGCTTTGCTTTTTCTAATGCCAACTGCCACAAATCAGCATCAACGCGGATTGATCGCAGTGGTGTCATAGAACCACGCACTCAGTCATTGAACCCCAGCACCAGCCAAGAAACTCTGCGCTGGGTGCATCAATGCCAACCCACCAAAGGTTTGCAGCAACCTGCAATACAACAAATAAACCAACTGCAATTGCTACTGCTCGTACTTGCTTACCACGCTTTGTAATCATCTTAACGCTCCAATTCTTCAATGTGGGCAATGGTCAGAGCAGAGTTCACAATTGCCCTGCGAAGTGATTGCTTCATCTCATCAAAATCACTTGATTCACTTGCTTCATTAAGGTCACGACTAATTTGATACATAGTATCTGCAATATCAATTACCAAAGATTTCATAGCACCCATTTTAGTTATTCTCCATATTCGCTAGGTAAGCATCAAAACAAGGTAGGCATAGATTTACTTTCATTACTGATTCAAATGTTGTTTTGCAAGCAACACATTTGCAGGTGTAGTTAGTTGAAAACATTATGCAACCGCCTTTGGATTGCAGTTTTCGCAATGTAAGCGATAAATACTTCCATTTGCATTTGATGTTTCAATTGTGGCTTGCATTTGCATATCGCAATACTTACAAGCCAAACCTCTTGTGATTTCGTTTGACATTTTGCTATCCGTTCTTAGGGGCCGTTCCCCATTGAGATAAAGGTAGCACCTGTATATACAGACAGGCAACATTTGACCCTAAGACACATAACAATTTGATAACGGCATTTGGGCGTGTTAGGGTCGGATTAAGGCGTGGAAACTCGAAGAAATTGGGGAATTGCTAGGGTTTTCACGCCTTACCCCTACACTTAGGCCTATGACCACGCTAATTGCCTTCCAGGGGCCTGATTTTGCCATTCTAGGGGCAGACTCTCAGGTGACAGATGGGGATAAGCGCATCATCTCGCCCAGCACACCCAAGATTGTAAAGCTAAAGAAGTACCTGTTAGCCGTAAGCGGTGATTGCCGCCCAGGGGATGTTCTCACCTACAACTGGACACCGCCAGCCTACGATGGCACTAATCCAGTTACCTTTATGGGCAGAAAGATCATTCCAAGCATTATTGCTGCATTTAAGTTGCAGGGATTTGATTACACTAAAGAGGGAATTAGTTACTCATACCTGTTGGCATTTGCTGGCAATGTATTTGAAATTGGCGATGATCTAAGTGTGACCCAATCTGCCGATGGACTTTATGGGGTCGGCAGTGGCTCTGCCTACGCGCTAGGCGCATTGGCGGGGCAACTGCCCAACCTTGCCCAACCGCAATGGGCGCAGGCACAAATACTTGAAGCGCTAGAAATTGCCAGCAAATATGACATCAACACCGCCCCACCTTTTCAGATAGAAATTCAGCGCCTTTAGCGTGTCGCGCAGTTCAAAGATGTGTAGTATGTGTCACCCTACTCTTTGAACGGAAAGGAATACCAAATGTTTTGGTTAGGTTTAGTTTGTGGATTCATAGGCATCATCTGCCTGTATTTAATTATTATTGCAGCTTTTGAAATAGGTGAAGGCGAATGAATTTAGAAAAGCAAGCACGCGAACCGCTATTTTCAATTCATAATCATTCAGATGGCAGTATTGCCCTATACCTTGAAGAACAAGATGCAGTAAAGGATTTAGTCCAAGATGTTGTGGGTGCCTACGAATTAGATGATTTGGACTTATTGCGCCATTCAGCAGATCGCTCAGTTAAATCTGAAAACTACTTTGAACACCTAGATAATGCCCGTGAGAACTTAAGTGAAAACGCACCATTGCTTTGCAATATGAGCGAGCAAGAAGCACTCATTTTGGCTGAAGATTTGATTCGAGCAGTTAAGTTTGCACGCATTGGGCGCGAGGCTCAAGGCAACTACCCTTCATTGAAAGCGGTAAAATAACTCAATGGCTAATCCCAACGGGCGCAAAGGCGCACAATTTGAAACCGATGTTATGCGTTGGCTTCGCAGTGCTGGTGCTTTGTGCGAACGCTTGGTGAAGGCTGGGTCGGCAGATGAAGGTGACTTGTGCGCCGTAGTTGCTGGCAAAACATACATTCTTGAACTCAAGAATCGTAAAACAATAAGTTTGCCTGAATTTTGGCGTGAAGCTGAAGTTGAGGCAGAAAACTATGCAAAGGCTCGCGGTTTATCCGAGGTTCCATTGCATTACATCATTCTCAAGCGCCGAAACGCTGGGATTGAAAAAGCCTGGGTAATCCAGGACCTTCAACAATGGTTAGCAGAAAAGCATTGAATACATTTGATTTCTTTGTTGATCTACCACGATTTGTTGAAGCCAAGTGTGCAGAGATTGAGGATAAGGATTTATTCTTTCCTGATAACCGCACACAAGAGGCAGAAAGACTGCACCAACTTAAAGCAATATGCGCAAGTTGTATTCACGAAAAGGAGTGTTTGGAGTACGCACTAGAAAAACAGATAATTCACGGCATTTGGGGTGGCTCAACGCCAACCGAAAGAGATGCTGTTGTTGTAAGGGATAAGAATGTCACCTTCAAAGGTATGGCACTTGGAATTATCCAATTACATAAAAAAGGATTGTCTGTCAACGAAATTGCAGGCCAATTGAACACATCGCCTAGTTATGCAAAGCGAGTTGTAAGCAAGTGGTTAGCAACTGAACAAGGAGCAGCACCATTACACCAACAGACAAAAGACTCATCAAAAGGCTGGCGTTAATCGTTGTGGTTAGCATCAGTACATCATTGATAGTTCAAACAATCACGGCAACACCTGCAATACCTGAAGTGGTTATCTACAAAGATCGGCCACCTTTGATGCAGGTAAATCCAAAGGAAGTAGCCCGCGAGCTACTGACTGCACAGCAATTCAAGTGTTTTTCATCCTTGATGGGAAAAGAAAGCGCTTGGATGGATAAGAAAAATCCAACCAGCACCGCATCGGGCGTTGGACAATTATTGGATGGCACTTACAAAAATCTCGGCTTAAAGCGCAGTAAATCAACTGTTGCTCAAACCGTGGCAGCACTGGCCTACATTGGCCGAAGGTATGGTTCCAGCGGTCCGTGTGGAGCGTGGAAACATTTTCAGCGCAACAATTTTTATTGATGGGGGTCAATATGAGCGTAGAAATAGAAACAGGCGTGGTGGATTTTGATGCCAACACCGCCGCTTGGCTGGAGCAGTATAAATCTGCTGTAGGCAAGATCAAAGAACTGCAAGAAATTGCAGATGTAGCTCGCGCACACATTGAGCGAGCATTAGGAGATAACGAAACTGGGATGTTCTTAAACCGCCCTGTTGTTCGCTATTCATTTGTTGAATCACGCCGCTTTGATACCAAACGCGCCCGTGAAATCCTGCCTTCGCAGGTTATAGAGGCTCTTGAGGTAGTATCTATCTCCCGCAGATTCTCTATTGTGAACGAGGATGATTAACAAATGACATTTGTACCTTTGAACACACCAGCAAAAGAACTTGCACTGGAGTTGAGTAACATCATCACCGAGGCAAGCAAATGGACACCGCGAAGCCAACAGGTTTATATCGGTCCATCTGAAATAGGGCAGGAATGTGTACGCAAACTTGCCTACAAGTTGCTGGATTGGGATAAGGCTAATGAGTCGGGTGGCGGTTCCTGGGCTGCCAATGTCGGTTCCGCCATCCACTCATTTTTAGAGGATATTTTTAGCAAGCATCCTGATCGTTATGAGGTTGAGCAGAAAGTAAAGATTCGCGCCAACCTAGCAGGCACGATTGACCTATGGGATAAAGAAAAAGGTTATGTTTTAGATTGGAAAACCACTTCACCTGCTGGTGTCAAAGCCAAGCGCAGTGAAGGTGCCACCGCCCAACAGATCACTCAGGTTCAGCTTTACGGATACGGAAAAGCCCAGCAAGGTGTAACAGTCAACAAGGTTGGCCTTGTTTTCTTGCCAACAGGCGGTTCCATTGAGGATATGCACATTGAACTTTTTGATTACGACGAGCAGGCAGCATTAGATGCACTTGCTCGCCTTGATTCAGTTTATTTATTGCTATCTACTATTGATGTTGAGGAAAACCCAGCGATGTGGCCATTGATTCCTGCTACACCATCACGGCTTTGTATGTATTGCCCGTACTATCGGCCTTTTAGCACTGATCTATCAGTTGCCTGCAATGGTGACACCAATGTGTGAGCGTGACGGTTGCGCCTGCACGATGCCAGCAAAAACAATCAATGACATTGCCAAAGAATTGGCTGAACTGACACCACCAATAGAGTTAGAAAACAACTAACACCCAACTCAAACCAAAAAGAAACGGGGGAAAGCCAAATGGCTTTTTCAGCACCTAGCAGTAACACAGAATCGGTTAAAGTTGCCGATTTGAACGGACACTTGCTCATCCTTGAAGCGGTTGAATACAAAACAGGTATTCCAACAGTTCACGGTGATGCCGATGCGATTGAAGTACGCATCAACGATTTAGATACTGGCCTCAGCCACGAATCAGTGCTGTTCTTTAATGTAGCTTTGAAGAACGCATTGAAAACAAAGATCGGCCAAAAGGTATTGGCACGCATTGGTCAGGGGTCGGCAAAGCCTGGTAAGTCTGCGCCGTGGATTCTTATAGATGCAACAGGCGATGCAGATGCAGTTGCTAAGGCAAACGCATTTATTGGCAACGCGGGCGCACCTGCAACGGCTGCGGCACCTGCCAGTGCCAATATCAATGACCCTGCAGTTCAGGCATTGTTAGCACAACTGGGAGCCAAACCAGTTAACTAAACTTCTTGGGGTGCTTGTCCTTTCTGCCCCAAGAGATCGGCGTTGTGATGGTTCACAGATGAGGGATTGCATCGGGGGATGCAACTGCAGGTTCGATTCCTGCAACGCCACGCAAGACTTAACGAACGAACGGGGGAACAAATGGCACCTTTTTATGAGTTTTTTTGTGATTGTGGGCATACCGCTGAAGTATTTTTTCAAATGGATGATGAGAAACGCATTATCTGCGAAGGTTGCAAGAAGAAGTTAATGCAACGCAAGTATTCATTGGGTGGCATTATTCTCAAGGGTGACGGATGG